TCGCTGACGATGCCGGCCAGACCGCGCTCTACAGTGTGATCGACGACCGCGCCCTTCTCGACGCTATCGCGAACGGCCACGCCCGATCGCTCTGGATGTTTTTGAACCGGCCGATCCTGTTCCGTCATGCCGAGGAAGTCCGGTTCACGGATGAGAAGCGGCGTGGTCGCAGTTGGGATGGCTTCCTCATCGCAGCCGGTTGCACGGTCAGCCGCGATCAGATCGCCATCGACGCATTCAAGGCGTCGCTCCGGACTCGCTTTGCCTCGGCCAACGTCCACGTCGATGTTTTCGAGCGTGTGCGCGCGACCTTCGAGGGTGAGGACTGCGATCTGGTTCAGATCACCGTATACCGGGAAGGCCTGCCGGACGATCTTCTGGCATTCGATGACGGCGGTTCCCTCGTGCGGCGTGCCTATCGCCCGGTGTTCGAGGCAGCGATGACATATGAGCCCGCGACAGGAGTGGTCGAGGTCGTGGCAAGCGACCGGGAGAGCCGCGCCGAGATGGCGATGTTCCTGGCCCGCGATCTCCTCGGCGTCGACTTCCAGAACGAGAAGGTGCCGGTTCGCCGCTATGATCTCGATGTTCTGCTGTCGCCCTTCGATTTTCCGACCGACCTCGAAGACGGGATCGAACGGGTCGATGTCCGCCTGCTGCGGCTGATGCCGCTCGACACCGTCGGCGAGCGCGTGACGCTTGAGTGCATGGCCAAGGCGGGCCGCACCATCTGGAGCATGGCGGAGGAGCGGCTCGGGCCGGGCAATCCGATCGACGGTGGATGGGTTGCCACGCAGGCCAGGCTGGCCATCAAGTTTCACCCCAAGGGCGACGCGAAGCGCGGCCGGACCCTACCGCTGACGATCACCATGCCGCATGGCTGCAATCTGAGGGACCAGACCGAGGAAGAGCAGTTGATCGGCGAGAAGTATCTTCGCCGCTGGGGAATCCTCGCCGATGACGCGCTCTCTCCGAAGTTCTGATCACGACGCGCTGGCCCTGATCTGTGCGGTCGCCCAGACCCGCGATGCGCGCATCACCTCCGCGGCCTTGTCGAACCACCACCCGGTAGCCGGCGCGCAGCTTCAGGCGCTCGGCGTGCTGACCCGTGTGGGCGATGAGGCGGCGGCGACGTCCTTGGCCGACCATGAGGATACGCCGGTCGCCCTTGCGCGCTCACCTGACGGTCGTTCCTTCGGCTATTTCAGCCCGCAGGCGGGATGGGTGACGGCATCGCCCAACGATCAAGCGGTCTATGCGCTGAGTTTTGAGACCCTCCTCCCGAAACTTCTGAATGGGCTCGACTGCCCGCTGGTCTCGCGGCCGGTGCAGCTGCTGCCCGGTTTGCTCTGGGAGGTCGGAGGCACCCGTTTGCCGGGGCGCTCGGCCCGTGTGCCTGTCTGGATCGGTCGCCGCCTTTCAGACCCGGCGACATGGGCCGTGTTTCTTCAGCAGTTCCAGCAGCGTCCATCTCCGGGATTGCGCATCATGCTGTCGCTGACAGCCGAGGCGAAGCTCCCCCAAACCTATGTCAACGGGCACGCGATTATCGCGGTTCAATCCGTGATCGACGCAACCGACGGATTCCGGATAGATCCACAAATTCTTGCCGCTCGCCTGGCAAATGGGCGCGACGACGGCCAGCCCGTATCGATGGCTGCGGATGGAGCTTCGATCACGGTCAGGGGCAAGAGTTACGCGTTCACCGGCACGAAGCAGCGCGCCATCATTCGTCACCTCTTCGAGGCGTGGCTGCGGGGCGAACGCGAATGCCTGACAGCTGCTGTGTTGGCGGCCGCCGACTCTGGTGACCAGGTCCGGACACTCGGCAAAGCCTTCAAGGGGCGCTCCGACTGGCGCGAATTCATCAAGGAAGAGCGCGGTCGATGCTGGATCGACGTCTGATGCCCATCTGAGCGATCGCTGAACCGTCTTCGGGCGGTTTTTCATTTCAGCGCACGGAATTGCGATTCCTCCGCTGGCTCCTCCCTTTCTCCTCCCCACCTCCTTCCCGCCTGACCGCCATCCTCTCCGCAGGTTTTCGACACGAACCTCAGGAGACGAGAATGACCGTCAGGCATTTGAACCAGATCGAGCTCGCCGCTCGCTGGAACATCAGCCACCGCACGCTTGAGCGCTGGCGGTGGTCGGGGGAAGGCCCCCGCTACATCAAGATCGGCGGGCGGGTCGTCTACCGGCTCGAAGACGTCGAGGATTACGAAAAGGAACAGCTCCGCGCGAGCACGGCCATCAAGCCGGTCCCCACAATGGCGGCGGGGGCGCGTTGAGCATGATCCCCAACCACATCACCCTCGACGCACTCAGGCAGATGCCGATCGGCGACATCGTGGCCTTGCCCGCCGAGCAGCTGGCGCTCCTCCATGAAGAAGCCGACGCCGCGCTCAAGGCCGCCAAGACCCTCAAGGACTGGCTCGATGGCGCCATCGGGCTCCGCTACGGCGACCGCGCTTCGCAAGCACGGATCGCCATGGCGAAGGATACCGGCACGGTACGCTTTGCCGACGGCGCGGTGACGGTCGTCGCCGATCTGCCCAAGAAGGTCGAGTGGGACCAGGCGACGCTCGCCGCGCTCGTCGAGACCATCCGCGCCGGGGGCGAGAACCCCACCGACTATGTCGAGATCACGTTCGGCGTCTCCGAGCGCGCCTACGGCGCATGGCCGGAGTCGATCCGTCGTGCCTTCACCCCGGCCCGCACGCTGAAGACCGGCAAGCAGACCTTCCGCCTCATCCGCGACTGAAAGGATCACCCATGTTCCCGTTCGGCAAATCCAAACCCGAAACCCCTCTGACTGCTCTCGAAGCGCTAAAGAAGGCGCATTACAGCCTCGCCTCGTTGCCTGAAACGATCCGGATCCCGGCAACGCCGGAGCGCGCCGAGACTGACGCCAAGCCGATCACCGAGGCGACGATCGACGACATCGCCTTCGCGCTGCGCGGACTGGAAGCGGCGTCCAGCGCGCTCATCGATCAGATGTACGCCCTGCGCAAGCTCAGCCAGATCGCGCGTGATGCCGGCGCTCTCGGCGCGCACCGTGCCGTCGAGGCTGCGGCCCGCGCCCGGACGGAGCGCTGACCATGGCGCTCCCCATCATCACCGCCGACAAGCGGCTCGCGGAACCTCGCGGCATCAAGGGCACGATCTTCGGCAAGTCCGGCATCGGAAAAACCAGCCTGCTCTGGACGCTCGATGCCGAGACGACGCTGTTCATGGACCTCGAGGCGGGCGACCTCGCCATCGAAGGATGGCCCGGCGACACGGTGCGGCCGCGCACCTGGCCGGAATGCCGCGACTTCGCCGTGTTCATCGGCGGGCCGAACCCGGCTCTGCGCGACGACCAGGCATACAGCCCCGCGCATTTCGCGGCGGTCAGCGAGCGTTTCGGCGATCCCGGCGTCATGGATCGCTACCGGACGGTCTTCATCGACTCGATCACAGTCGCCGGCCGTCTGTGCTTCCAGTGGTGCAAGGGCCAGCCCGACGCCTTCTCCGAGAAGACCGGCAAGCCCGACATTCGCGGCGCCTACGGCCTGCACGGTCGCGAGATGATCGCGTGGCTCACCCATCTCCAGCATACACGGGCGAAGAACGTCTGGTTCGTTGGCATCCTCGACGAGAAGCTGGACGACTTCAACCGGCGCATCTTCCAGCCGCAGATCGACGGTTCGAAGACCGGGCTCGAACTGCCGGGCATCGTCGATGAAGTGCTGACGATGGCGGAGATCAAGGACGACGCGGGCACGCCCTTTCGCGCCTTCGTCTGCCACACGATCAATCCGTGGGGTTTTCCTGCCAAGGACCGGTCAGGGCGTCTGTCGCCCGTCGAAGAGCCGCATCTCGGTCGGCTGATGACGAAGATCCGCGGTCCCGTGAAGCCCGCCGCCGAGCGCCTGTCGTTCAGCCGGCCGGACGCCGCGAACCCCACCAATGACATCACGCATCCCGAAAACGCCTGAAGAGGAGCAACCAGCCATGTCTGGATCCTGGAACGACTTCAACGACGCCAAGCAGAACAGCAACATCATTCCGAAGGGCACGCTGGCCAAGGTGCGCCTCACCATTCGCCCGGGCGGCTTCGACGACCCGGCTCAGGGCTGGACCGGAGGCTACGCGACGCGTGGCACGACCGGTTCGGTCTATCTGTCCGGCGAGTTCACCGTGCTCGAAGGGCCCTATGCGCGGCGCAAGATCTTCACGCTGATCGGGCTCTACAGCCCGAAGGGTCCCGACTGGGCCAACATGGGCCGCAGCCTGATCCGAGGCATGCTGAATTCCGCCCGTGGCATTTCCGACAAGGATTCCTCGGCTCAGGCGCAGGCGGCGCGCCGCATCAGCGGTTTCGCCGATCTCGACGGCCTGGAGTTCGTGGCCCGCATCGATGTCGGGACGGACACCAATGGCGAGGAAAAGAACGAGATCCGCGCCGCCGTCACGCCGGACCACAAGGAATACGCGCCACTGGCTGGCGCAGCGGCAAGGGCGACGGCTCCGCAGCCGCAACCCGCGCAGGCTTCGATGCCGCAGCCGGGCATCCGTCCCTCCTGGGCGCAGTGAGGGCGGCTACCCATGTTGTTGCGCCCCCGCCAGAAACTGTTCGTCGAGCGAAGCGTCAGCGCGCTGTCGCAACACGGAAACACGCTCGCCGTGGCCCCGACCGGGGCCGGCAAGACGATCATGCTCTCGGCTGTCGCGGGACGCGTGATCGTCGATCCTGATGCCAAGGCCTGTGTCCTCGCCCATCGCGACGAACTCACCGACCAGAACCGCGACAAGTTCCGCCGTGTCGTGCCCGGTCTCTCCACGTCCGTCGTCGATGCCCGGGAGAAGTCCTGGAAGGGACAGGTGACCTTTGCGATGGTTCCGACGCTGGCGCGCTCCGTCAATCTCGATGCGATGCCGGCACTCGATCTTCTGGTGATCGACGAGGCGCACCATGCGGCGGCCGACAGCTATCGCCGGATCATTGACCAGGCGCTGAAAAGCAACCCCGCGTGCCGGGTCTATGGCGTTACTGCTACGCCCAACCGGGGTGACAAGCGCGGCCTTCGTGGCGTGTTTTCAAATGTCGCGGACCAGATCCGGATCGGCGAACTGATTGCCTCCGGCCATCTCGTGCCGCCGCGGACATTCGTCATCGACGTCGGCGTCCAGGATCAACTCACCAAGGTGCGGCGCACCGCCGACGACTTCGACATGAGCGAAGTCGATGCGATCATGAACCGGACTCCGGTGACCGATGCCGTCATTCGGCAATGGCAGGAAAAGGCCGGAAACCG